AGCATTACGCTACCCCGCCATGGTTCCCCATCAACAGCCATGTGTCAGTAGCAATCTTGAGGCAAGATACTGCGCTATATATCGATCCGATAGCGCCTGTTCCCGTGCTGACGCCGTTGACTGTGACGCCCGACCCGCCTACCACGCTCGTTGTCCCAGCGCCCAGCATCACAATGTCGATGCGATCACCGACGGCAAAGGCAACAGAAGAGTTGGGTGGGATCGTTACCGTATTAGCCGACGCATCGCCGGGATTCATGGTAACGGTTTTAAACGCATCGCCAAGCACCAAGGTATATGTCGTGCCTGTCTGACTATTGACCGTGCCTTGGACCATTGCTGGCACAACGCCGTTGTCTGCAATACTTATTGTCTCGCCAGTTTTAGCAAGCCCAGAGCCAGCCGTAATCGTAGACCCAGCTAACGCAACCCAATTATCTGGTGATGCGTCATCTGAAATTAACGTCACAAATTGTGTGTCTGCGGTTAACACTAACGAAGTGCCGCCGTTGATCGTGTCGCTACCATTACGATTTATAGTTACGTTGTTGCTACCGCTGTCATTGACAAATGCAAACCTGACGCCCTCGCTAGTGCCGATTGCGGGAAGGTTAACAGTTCCGGCACCCCCTGACGTATCAATGACAAAAAGTGTTCCGTCGTCGTTTGAGATGCTTGGCGCTACAGTCCCACTTGTGTTCGTGATTGATGAATACAAATTTGACGCGGCGGCTGCTGCTGCGGCTGTTGCCGATGATGATGCGTTGCTTGCAGATGTGCTTGCGCTACTTGCTGATGTGCTTGCATTACTCGCTGACGTTGATGCGCCTGACGCCGAGGACGATGCTGATGATGCGCTTGCGGATGCTTTGACAGAATAGTGCTTGGCGCTGTATTCGCTGCCATCAACAGTATCGTCTTCTGCTGCGGTAGCCCACTCTTTGGCTGCGCCCTTGCCAGCAGTATCTGTGACCCCTGTTCCACCTATCGCATACGCTTTAGATGAGTAATCTGATGAGGCAACTATACCGTCTGTTTTTGACGCCCACTCAGCGGCAAGAGAGGTCTCTGTCGTGTCTGAAAACGCTGAAACAATCTGGAAATTTGTGCCGTCATAAATGGCAATAATTTTTTGGCCAGAAATTATCTCCCCAACGCTTATATCTTCCGTGACGTTCTTCTTTAATGATTTAACGCCAACGCTGTCCACGTTAATCGTCACCGCGCCAGTGTTTGTTGCACCAGCCTCAAAGGCTATGACAAGGCCGTCATAGTATGCTGACAGAGTTTGGTTCGCAGAGATAGTAATTGCGTTAGCCGACCCTCCAGCAGAAAGTGAGGCGTTCGTGTCCTTGTCCCAACGTGCAATGATGCCCTCTAATGCGCGAGCGCCATTGTTCACTGTGGACGGCAACTGGTTCTCTGGGAACCGTGACGTGTTGTCTGCGTCTACGACGTTTAATGAATTAATCTCAGCCATTGTTATTGTGCTCCTAACACGCCGCCAGTGTACCCGCCAAGGCCGCTAGTTGCACCTTGGAATAGACCGCCACCATAACTTAATGGGCGCATAATTGCACCCCCTTGCATAATCCGAAATGCTTCTGCCTTGTCTGCGGCTTTAGGTGAGGCGAGCAGACGAGACACGACTTGAGAAACATCTTCTGGCTGCGGAGCAACTTTGTTTAAAGCGCCGCGAAGAAGCATAGTCGTTGGGTCTGCGCCAGAAACGACTTCTGGGAAAATATTGAGTAAACTGTTGCCAGCGCTTTGTCGCTGCGACGTTGCCGATCCTGTAAGCTCTGCAAATGTCTTGGCTTTTGCGGCCTCGCTAGTAATCGTCTTGCGGAACTCTCTGCCCCCAGACTTTCCTAAAAGCGCATCAATCTTTTCTTTTGCGCCTCTTGACTCAAATATCTTGGTGACATCAGCCATTGGGCCTTTGCCCTTTATTTTGTCCCTCAGTACAGACGCAGCGCCCGCTCTGAAAGCCTCAAGCTCATGGTCGCCCATTTTGGCAACGTCAGATTTCCCAAAGCCAGCGAGTGCGTTTTGCTCGTCGCCCAAGCTACGCATAAACTTTCGACCATTCTCAACAGCTTCCATCGCTGCCGATTGGCCTGCATAAGCTGAACGTGCGTTCTTGTAATCTGGGATTATGTCGTCCAAATGGTCGCGGAATCTGTCACGAACGCCTTTAGCGCTTGAACCCATAGTCCCGCTTTTCTTAAATTCTTTCTCAACAATCGCATCCATGCCCTGCTTCATATAGTCAAGCATTCTTGCGTTAGGCTGCGCGTAAACCTTACCAGCGTCCGTCTTAGTGAAAAGTTTGGGAAGAGTAACTCCCTCACGCTCTGCAATTGTTCTGGCGAGCTTGTATGCTTGTTTTGCTGTTTTGCCTTCAAAGAAGCCTTTTAGCTCGTTAGTGAGTGGAACCTCTGTATCATAGACTTTGCCATAGTTTTTACTAGCCATCGCTTGCCTTGACTTGCCAATCGCCTCAATCGTGTCAGCAGCACCACCGCTTGATATTTGTTTATTGACCTGCGGCAGGATACGTGCGTCCTGTGACGCCTGTCGAGCAGCCAAGAACTTAGCCTGATCTCCGCCACCAATGCTTCTGACAGCCGCACCCGCCGCACGTTGAGCGTCTACAGGCGCATAATCAGCGATGACGCTTAGGGGGTCTCTTGATACCTTTTGCTCTAATGCCGAAACTTGGTTTCGTGGTATAGTCCCTTGTACTACATTTGCAGCTTGTCGATTAGCACCGCCGGGGATTAATCGCCCAACAGCAGACCCGCCTTTTTGAATGGCGTGTCCTATCGCTGGGAAAGCAGCGCCCCCAACTGTCCCAATCGCACCACCAAGCGCCGTGTCGCCAAGGGTGCCTAATGGATCATCCACAGTCCCCTTTGTGCTCATGCCATAGCCTGTACCAGCGCCTTGAGCCGCCCCTTGCATACTGCCACGCAGTGCCTTTGCGCCTAGTGATAGACCTTTCCCTGCGATAAACTTCCCAGCACCCAGACCGCCCGTAAGCAGCGCACCACCACCTTGCAACGCAAGAGTTCCGAGTGTTCCTAGATCGTCTTCTGTCGCCTTCATGTCGGCGCGTACTTGTTTGAGTCTTTCAGCATATGCTTCTTGGACAGGTTTGCCTTGGACAATTGCGTCTGCACCCGCTTGAAATGCAGCAGAAATTTCATCACCGAAGCCCATAAGCATACCTTGACCAAAAATCTGCTGTGCATAATCGCCCAAATTCGGATCAAACCCATTAGGAACCTGCCCAGCCGCTTTGGCCTCTAATTCTTTAAGCCTATCGAGTTCTCGTAATTCTTGAAGTTCTTCTTGTGGGGTCATTGGTTTGGCCCTTCCCCATGTTTTTCTCTAAGCCTCTTCAACTCTTTAAGTTCACTTTCTGTCAGTGGGGCTGGTGTACTACCCGTTGAAAATATGCTTCTATCAATTCGTGGCTTGTACGGGTCATAGATACCACTGAAAGCGCGGTTTGCATCAAGCCCCTTGTACCCATAACTGGCAAACCGTTTCCTTTCAGACGCCAACCTGTTTTGTACCGTTCTGTCAGCAGTGTCGAATTGGTTTCTGGCTTGGCCTAAAAGTTTCTTGCGCTCAGTAGGAGTCAAAACATCACCGCTCGACACCTTGCTCAACATACTTTTCAAATACCCCGGCAAGCCGCCCGTCTGTGCAGCCATGCCAAATTCACTTTCTCTGACGACAGAAGTCGGGTCGAGCATTTTCATAAAGCCGAAGATCAGTGCAAGGTCAGCAGCGCCCTGACCTGACGCTAAAACCTGAGAAGGGTCGATAGGCACCCCGTCAATCGAGAAGCCATCCCTTATTTGCTGCGTTGCCATTGCCGGGTTGTCTTGCGTTGCCTCAAGTGCTTTAAATGCGTTGATACGCTCCAGCGGGTCTTTAAGTGCTGCCGAGACTGTCTTGTTTGCGTCACGCTCAAGTGTAACAATATCTTTTGCCTTCAACCCACCTTCACCGGAAACTTTGAGGCGCTCGATTTCCTTTTTACGCTTAAAATCAAGGGTAGCAGCATCAGACGCAACCTTCGCAGCAATGTCTGCCTGTAAAGCCGCGACTGAGTTAGATTCCATCCTTGCCCTCTGTAAGGGGTCCATTGCACTTAAAGCAGCACCAGCGCCAACTGTTGGCCCCATCTGACCACCCGCAGCACCGCCGCCCATTGTCTTGCTATTGACGTATCGATCCGCGACAAGTTGTGCTTGGGCCTCTTGCGCCTGTTGCTTCTTGGCAGCATCAATATTCATTCGCGTTTGCTCCATCTGAGCTTGAGCTTGCTGATATTGTAAGTTCTGAAGCTGCCCCTCTTTTGCTCTGTCTATTTCGCTCTGGTAACCTTGACCAAATGCAGCGCCACCCTGACCCAGTGCAGACATGAATGATGTCGGCATCTTTGAGTACCCCCCAGAGGCCGAGAGGCTTTGTCCTAAGTTTAATAACCCTTGGTACATCGCTTGATGCTTGTCGCCGGGGCTGACTAGAAGTGGTTTATATGCCATGCTTAAATATCCTTACTGAGGCCAAATGCCCTTTTGTCCAAATAACGTGCCACCGATCCCAGCAAGTGACGATGCCGCCCCAATATATTCAGCGGGTTTGTTACGATAAATAGGCGTAGTCTCAGAACCTTGCGATCCATACCCGCCCTTGATTAGTGCCATGTAATTAGACAAGGCATCTTTAGGTGCATTCTGTTCTGCATAGAACCTGTTAATCTCATCTTGCAATTCAGCGCCAGCCATGCCTTCACGTTCTGCACCAACCTGCTTCAACTGTGCAATGTCTGTGTAATCTTGAGCAGCCATGTCAGGTGCGAGCAGTCCCGCTTGCATTTGACGGTTACGCTCGTCACCATACATAGACGCAGACATTGTTCCAGCAACGTCGCCGACTTGCCTTAGTAATGCCTCACCTGCACGTTGTTGACCGCGTTGCTGTAGACCTGCGCCGTATCGACCTGCGCCACTGAACCCAGACTGAATGCCCGGAAGGACATCTTCGTTGAACGTCTCAACCATAGGCCGTGTTGCTGCGGTGACTGCCTGTTGGAAATACGGGTTCCCCGCCGACAAATAGTCGCCCTCAAGCGTGTCTTGAACCATTGCCTGCCCAGCTTGCGTAACTGGTGATCCAGCCAATGCGCGTTGTTCTTGCATTTGCAGACCTGTCTCAGACTGAGGCGCAAATGGCACAACTGCACTATTTGGGTATGGCTCTGTGGGCTTCTCTAAAACATTTGTCTTTGCAAGCTCAAACCCTGATTCCAAGTATGGCTGCTGTTTGTCCCACGGAGCACTGTCTGTTTGGACAGTTTGATATGTTGCTGGTTCGTCGTCACCACTCATTAGGTTATCCTCGTAATTGGGGCGGGAACAAACTTGTTGCCTTCCCACCAATTTCTTTTGAACTCATATTGTGGGCGCATTGCCGATGGAACAGGGTTTAACAACGTTGGGGCTGCTTGAGCGGCTTGGAGTATGGGTTCGTATAGATAGTCGCTGCCACCCTCTGGATCATCGTCACCAGTTATCCCCAATGAATTCGGGTCGCTTGGATCGTTTGCTTTTGCCATTGCTTGAGCTAAAGTCCCATGAGCAGGGTTAAACCCTGTTATTGACGCTTTAACGTCAGGCACAGGCGAGAATAGATCGCTTAAAAATCCTGCTACATCAGTCGTTGTGCTTGTAGGTGCTGGACCTGTGAAACCAACTCCTGTCATTGGCGCGTTGGGGTTGTGAACATTTGGTGCCGCAAAGAAAGCAGGAGCCCATGATGCAGGACCAACATTAGAACCAGCTGAACCAGCGAAGCCACCGCCAGCGCCTTGACCGCCGCCCGGCCCTGTCCCAACGCCACCCGCGCCACCTACATCAGCACCCGGGCCTGAGTCTCCCTCGTCGCCGCCCTCGTCGCCGCCTTCGCCGCCACTGCCGCCGCCGGCGGCGCCGCCGCTATCGTCGAGAGAAAGGATGCCACCGGGTCCACGGTTCATCTCAGCCATTAATCGGCGATGACCTTCTTCATCTTTGTCGTGCAAGTTGAGTGTTTTAAGAAGTTCTTTTTCTTTGTCCGTGATGTAAGCAAGTTCCGTTGTCGGCTCGTTTGGCTTTGATTGCCACTGGACAGGCACCCCAGACACTATTTTTTTATCACCAGACGGATGGTAATTTAGTATCCCTTTCTGTACGGTATAATTTTTTTTTGCCATGCTAATCCGCTAAACCTTTAAATTAGAACCTACACGTCGAGACTTTGCGTGTCGTCGCCATTCTGCTTTTGGGTATTTTGGGAACATGATGCGGCACTTTCGGTAAAGTTTCCTTGCATCTCCAAATGGAGCTACAAAGTCCACAAAGATTAGAACGTTGCCGCTACTCCAATCTTCTGCTCTCAATTTGTATGTACCATCTAGAAATTTATCAGCTTTTACCCTGTCTGTAAACATCCAAGATGACCATGCAACCAAATGCCCGTCTCTGAACATCCCGACGTTCTGCCTAAGATTAACCGCAGGAACAAATAGCTTTGATGCTTGGGACATCGTGAAGTTCCTGTAAATGTCTGACTGAGACATTAAATGTATGACGTGATCCAATGGCGCTGGGGAAAATACCTCAGTCATTAGCCAACCAAGATTATCTTGTATGTATGATCCGTGCGGCCGCTGTTCGTATGGATTAGTGACATCGACCCATTCACAGGGTTGCTAAAGTCTCTGTATGGGAACACTGACGCAGACGCGGCGTGCGCAGTTGTTGGGATTGCTATTGCCACAGTGTTAACACCTATGCGGCTGTCTGTGACTGTTGTAGAATGCGCATGAGCCGTTGCCGTGAAGTCGATGACGTTGTTTGTGCGACCTTTAAGCACCGCAGATATTGACTGCGACTGAATGCGGTTGAATCGTCTTTGGTCTTCTAGGTCTGTTGGCGGCTCTGGAAATGTTGAGACTGTCATTGATCTTTGCCTATTTTTTAGGAGTTGGCAGAACGCCCATTGGTTCACTTTGTGTCTTTTGTGCGTCGTTTATGTTTTTATTGTTTAAATTTATAAAGTCTTTTACATCTTGCAAAGTAGGCCGCTCAAAATATTTTGATTTTGATTTAGACCACCCGCCAACAGGGTCAATATCAACGTTTAAAGGGTTGCCTGACTTTCTGAAGTCATTAACAATGGACTTTAATTGTCTGTCACTAACGGGCTGTCCTTTTATTATGGAAATTCCTTGATCTGGAATATATCTGATTGCGCCAGTCTCAGTAAGAAACTGTTCAACAGCCCCCCATTGGTGATCTGATTCTTTTATTCCTTCAACGTCAAACAGTTCTCTGTGGTCTGTATTGCGAGAGTTTGCCAAGTAATCTGGCTTTCCCGGTTCAGCCATAAATTTATCCCCAGATCGAACGTACCCACCAGCGTTATGCCTTCCGCTCAAATCTAACCTAGTTCCATCAGGTAAAATATACCCTGTTTCACTTGGGTTGCTAGTAACGCCAAAATGCTTTTTTGCCGCAGATGAAATGTTTGCGGCATTACTTTGAACAGGGTCGTCGATATCATACCCAAACCTTTGAGCGTTTGCTTCTGCTCTCAAAGCCGAAATCTTGGCGCGTTTTTCTTCTATTGAGGGGAGTTGCCCACCCGGTATCTCGGTCTTATCGATAATCATGTTTACAGACGAATCTTGATCTATAGATCTTAAAACATCATCCATCGTCGCTGTTGGATTATCAAAAGGTCGTCGGCCAAGGTCATACGCTGATTTTGCTGCATATTTTGATGATACCTGCCCCATAAGCTGCGGGTTGTCGTTTATCGCACTTTCTTGTAATAATTTGCCTATGCCTTGCCTTCTGTATTCTTCCGGTACTTGCAAGTCTAAAACTGATGATGGCCCGTTCTCCCGCTGCAAAATCTCTATGTACCCACCGCTAGACGGGTCTACATACTTAACCTTTTTCGCACCAGCGCCGAAGATATCACTTGCGTCGATTGCAGCAGATTTCGTTATAGTGTTAGTTGCCCCCAAAGCGTTTTCCATGTTTGGTAGCTCACTACCTGTTCTTGCAAAATTTAAGTCTTTTGAATCAAGCCCAGAATATCGTGGGCTTACTGTTTCATCCATTCCTTTAACATTTGGGACTGATTTCTTTATATAATCGAGCGCATCGTTCCTGCTGTAAAACTTGCCACTTGCATCTGCAAATCCGCTTTCGAGCAGGTCGCCCATATCATCTTTCATAACATTAAAATGAAGATCACCCCGTTTCCCTGTCACAGTCCCGCGCTCGTACTTATTTGCGACAACCAAATCGTCGGCAGGAGCTTTTTTAAGCACGTTAGCCATTGGCATCGCAGATTTCACGGCTTTCCTAGCAGTACTGCCTATAATCCCCGGCAAAAGCTCTGATCCGTACATAAGTGCTGAACCGGCACCTAGCAATGCAGCATTAGTGTAGTCTTCGCTATCCATTGCATTGGACATATCGCGGCCCATCACATACCCATCAGTAATGCCAGCACCGGGAAGCATTGCGGCGGCGTCTTCTACAGTGGGGTTGAAATCAGGAACATTCAAACCGAGCTTCCGCATTACCTCTAACGGGCTTGGGATAATAGGGTCTGTTGCGTAATTAGATGCACTTGCTATGCTTTCAGTGACTTTTGGCCCGTAGTATGAAAGCAACGCAGGGAACCCGCCATCAAGGTAAATCTGGTTAGCCTCGTCAAGCCCTGTCTTTTGCTGCTGTGGCGTAGTTAGAACCCCTGATTGCGGTGTGTAGTTAAGAACAGCCATTAAAAATCACCATTACTAAAAATTTAAAATATATTTTGCGTATAACATTTTATCTCTTGTGGTAGGGTTATATCTTGCGTTAGCCGAAAAACCGCCATTCTTAAAGTTTGCGCTGATGTCGTCAGATTGTGGATTGTAGTTTGCCCCAGCAGATATATCGCCGTCTTGGTAGTTGAGACCTACATCGCTAATGAACGTGTCGCCATAGTTTATCTCTGCTGGTGCGCCCATGTCTTGCATTTCTTGTGGCAGGTATACATCACCTCTATAGTGCGACCCGCCAAGGGACGCCCCAAGCAGAGCATTTTTAGCTAGAAAATCAGCGGGTAGCCTTGCCTCTACACCACCCGACACCCCATATCCACCTTGCCTTACGCCGTGTTCCCCAACATCAGTAACAGGCTTCCCCGACCCGCTACCATGAATTCTAAAAGACTGTGCTATCTCATCAGCGATTGACGGGGGCGTTGGCAGTCCTCTTTGAGGCATAAAATCTGTTTCTTCTGGGGTTCCTGTGTATGCTATCTCTTGGTTTGCATCTGCGTAGTCTACCGCAGATTCTCCATCTGGCGATACCGGGACATTAAGAAGCTGCAATATCTCATCCAATGTTAATTCTTGGTCTACTGGGAGAACACCATCTTGCGGTGTGTAATTAAGGACAGCCATTAGAACTCACCATCTTCTGTTACAGCTAAGTCAACTCCCTGCGCGTGTGACCACAAAGCGTCTTCTGCAATGTCAATTTGGATACGCGCATATCTGCAAGATCGTGTGAAGTTAGCCATGCCGTCAGTGTCCACTGAGTTAGGCCCGTCAGTCGATACAGAGCCGCTGGGGCTGTCCCTGTAGACTAAGCTGGCCGTATAGGTGCCACCGTCAACGTATGGCCGCACACCATCAACGTAGAGCCTCTCATTGGGCTTTGTGAACAGCTCCATGCCCCCGACTTCCGTTGTCGTCATTGTTGCGGGTAATGCACCACCAGCAAAAGAAGCCAGCTTGAAATTAGCGTCAAAGCCAGACAACACTAGCTGCCCCTCAATCCAGATGCGGCTGTCGAAAGAAGTTGTGATCGTGTCAACATTACCGAAGCTGTTAAGCTCCTCTAGTGTGTATGACTTTGTGATCTCTGAGAACAGCGTGTAGCAACTCTGCTTGCCATACGTCCACCGCTGGGTCTCCCAGTTGTAAACTATCAACGTGTCAGGCTCGCCTGTAGAACTAGGGGCCGAAGGGTATGACCAGTATATCTGTTTCTTTACGGGATCAGCCCCGCTGCTAACTCTGTCAATGTAATTAAAATCCAAATCGTCGAAGAAGAACTCATCAACTTTCTGCGCCCCTATTGGTTGAGATTGTGACCCGTCAAATAAGAAGAACCCGTCCTCGCCGATGTAAGCCGCAAATGGACCAACGTTGACAACAGAGTTTGCAATAAACGCACCGCGCCCGCGCTCTACTTCCGTAAAGCTGAAGACCAACGGCGCACCCTCATAACTGACCCGGTATATTGACTTGTCCATGAATACAGCACCGTCAGCACCACCAACAGCACCAGTGATAGCTTGCACTTTCCCACCAGACGGGAGGTCTTGCCGATCAGACTGAGCTTGCGCCGCAGCGCTTGACCCAATAGACGGCCACGTAGTGGGGTCGTCAATGGATGACCACCAAACACGGTTAGGAACCGATCCGTCTGTTGAGTCCCAAGTGTTCCCCGTCATGACAAAATTGTTAATGACAGCAATGTGTTTTGCTCGCGGCGCTGCGGCTGCTAAGTCAGCAAAGTCAGAACTGGAGAGCATAACGTAGCTCTGTATTGGGTCTGTGTGACCGTTGCAACAAATAACTCTGTTGCCGTATGAAATGAACTCCCAGTTGTCTTTCGCAGCGACAGTATAAGCTCCAGTGCTCTTTGAGATTTCGTCCCATGCTGTAGCATTTAATTTGTATAGATCGCTTGAATCCCCTGCAAATGTTGCAAACGTACCATCCGAAGCACGGAACGCTCCAGCGCCCCTTGGCCGCTCAGTCAGCGCGTCCACAACTGACGACAACTTTGGCATAGGCCCATATGATGAACCTGTGGTCGAGAGAACGTTCTGAGCAATTGTTGCGCCGGGGTTTTGATAGTCGGCCTTGTCAGGCTCCCAAGAACCGAATTCAAGCATCTTAATAACCCCTGTTTATGTCAAATCGGCCAGCCTTAATAATGGCGCTATCAACGCGGGAAGTTGCGTTACGACGAGAACGGTTGTCGTTACGATTTAAGTCATTTATTGCAACATCAAGACCACTTGACCACAGTCCCACGTCTTCCAGCTTCTTGGTGTATGCTTTCGCCTCAAGGAGTGACGCATACAAATATGCATCTGGTGCATTTTGCAGAAGCCAGTTCGTGTCGTCTGTCTCAACGTCCCACTTGTTAAAGTAGTTCAATGAAAGGTCGTATGCCTTGTCTGTGATTATATTGAACAGCAAGTTGTAGCCATTAGTGATGGCGTAAAGTCTTGGTCTGCCCGAAGTTGACCCATAACTTGTCTGGCTGTTTAGGTTCTTGACTGACTGAGCCGTCAAAGAATCTTTGTCATCCGAGTGGATAACGTCGATTGTCTCAATCCAATCCGAAGGCAATGCAATAGTGTTTGTCCCAGCAGGGACTGACAGCGTTGTCGTCGTCTCTTGCTGAAGCAGACGTAGCTTTCTGTTCAATCGAGATTCAGCAAACTGCACGAAGTTAGAAAGCACCGTGTCTGATAAATCAGAGCGGTGCAAGTAATCGGCAAGGGTTGTCTTTAAATTGGTGTAATTAGTTATTGCCATTTTTCTTCCCCTTGCGCGACTTCACAGCCTTCACAGGCTTTACAACAGGGGTAGGCTTATCAACAGCGTCAGGGTCTGGTGACCAACCAGAAGGGATATCTGCGCGGTTGACAATCATTTGGTCAAACCCACCGTCATTGTTTTTACGGTATACCTTACAACGAGACGCCATGTTACCCCTCCAATAAAAGAAAACGGGGAGAGCAGAAACCCTCCCCGCCATTCTACTTAGTTGTTGCCGATGCGGCAAGCCAACTGTGGACGGATAGCCTTGTAACCGTAGAGGACATCCATACGGCAAGGGAACTTGTCGTTGTTGATGTCGTAGTCACGGACGATCCGCATTGAGACGCCGTCAAGCTGCTTACGAGCAGCCATGTCAACACCCTTTGGCATTACCAAGTCAGCCGTTGCAAAAGCAAATGCGTCTTTGTGATATGCCATTGAGCATGAGTAGACAGACGAAGCACCGCCACCGAGTTTGTTAATCGGAGCGTCGTTTGCTGGTGAAGCAGTAACGTTCTGAGCACCACCTGATACGACAATTGCCGGGGAGATGTTCAGAGTAGTTGCTGATGCACTGTAGTCAGAAGTTACAACAAACTGTTGTAGCTCGCCTGTGTCAGCTTTGGTCTCTGGGTGTACGCGGTTAACGCCAGTAATTGTGACAATGTCACCTGCCGTCAACGTGCCAGAACCTTCTGAGCCTGTAGTGATTGCCGAGCCAACTTGGCTTGCGCCGTCAACAAGGTGATCACCCGTGCCGTCGTCAGTACCAGAGGTATGAGTTGGCCACAGGGTGTTTTCGTAAATGCCGTCAAAGCCAGCAAACGGACCAGCCAAGCGACCTTGCTTGTAGTTGCTAGAAAGTTTGTCTTGAGCATTGAACAAGCCCTTGAGAGCGTCAACCATATCGATGTTTGATTGCGTGTCCAAGTTAAGGCAACGCGCATCATATGGAGCAAGGCTGTCTGTGAGGCGCTTGCCAGCTTCAAGAGCTTTTGCAAACGTCATTGCAGAACCAGCATTGTCTACAAAGTTGTAAACTTCTTTGTAAACGCTATCCATCATGTCGTGCTCGATATTGGCTGCAAGTACTGACATTGCTGGCTCAAGAATCCGCTCTGAGAAGCTGTCGATGTCCATCGTCAATTCTTCAGATGAGAAGTTAACGTCAACGCCCTTCTGGTTTGTAACCGGGAGAGCAACGCTTGTCTCTGTCGTGTCTTGCGCGGAAAGTGTTGCGCCAGAACGAACAGTGTATTCGTTTGGTAAACGAACGCGGAGAGTGTCACCAATTTTAGCGCCAGACTTTGCAAAACTTGCATCGTATTGACGGTTGACGGAACCGATAAAGTTAAGTTTTTGATGGAGGATCATCAACGCTTGGTTGGTGATCATATCAATCGTTAGGTTAGTGTTAGCCATAGTCGTTATCCTTGTTTACGCTTCCGAGCCATGTATGCCTCTCTGTATGTGGCAGGATCGGAAATCTTGGAGAGGTCTGACGGTGCCCTCTGTCGCCTTGCTTTAACTGCCTTTGGTGGCTTCTTTGCCTCAACAGGCTGCTTCGACTTGGCGCTTTTAGACTTCGCCGCTTGAATAGCTTTGTACCCAACTTGTGCATAGTAGATTGCTTTGATCTCTTGAGGTGTTACTGCCTTCGATACTGATTCTGCATCGAACCCCATTGTCTCAACTGCAAACTTGCCAAGCTCAGTTTTAAGCTCGTCGCCCCAGTTTGGAATTTCAGACCGCATTGCGTCGTCAGTGCGCTTGGCCGTCGTGGCCAAGTTTTCGTTGTAAATCTGCTGACGCTTCTGTTCGGCTACCTGTACATCTTGCACGAGAGCGTTTTTCGCTTGCCCTAACTGCTCCATCTGATGTCGGAGCTTGGTCGCGGAAGCTAAATCTGCGTCATAAGCTGCATTCCAATCGTAGGCTTGGAATTGTGACAACTGTTGATCAATCGCCGCAATGTTTGCCATATTCTCAGAATGAGCCGCTGACACTTCGGCATATTGACGAAATTGCTGTTGTTCAGCCTCAATGACCTTCCGCTGCTCTGCGAGCGCTTGAGTCTTGTGAGTGTAGTCCTGTTCCCGCATAACCGCATCTTTGATTTCTGCCGGAACTTTAAACTTCTTGCCGTCGAACTCAATCTCGACACTGCCCGACAACTCTTCAGATTCAGATTCATCATCGTCGTCTTCGTCGTCGTCATCGAAGCCGTCATATTCGTCAGGCTCCGTGTCAATGGACTTGTTATCGTCCTCTCCAGTGACTTCTTCATCTGCATCAGGCTGGTCGTATTCGACTTCATCAGCATCAGGCATGGACGTGTCAACTGCAACGCTACCCATTTCTTCTTCTATCATAACAAAAACCCTAATAATCGGCAAGAATAAGTAACAACGTCGGAATGACGTTATTTTTGGCTACTCTTGTTGCTGCCGCTACAACAAGAACCACACCTATTGTATTTTATGTTATTCCAAATCTTTTCCGTTAGCCAAGTCAACAATGCTTATGTCTATCTCTGGTGCCATTGCCTCTGAGACCATTACGCTTGCATCAGCTTCAGCCTTGAACCGTTCAATGTCTAATCTCTGCTGGTCAATAGATACTTTCGCTTCTTCAATCGACAGCTTTCTTTCCTCAAGCGCGGAATCAATCTCAACCTTTGCTTGGTCATGGCTCAACTCCATCTGCTTAATGACAACAGGCGTGTCGTCTATTGGGTCTTGCTGCATTGCCTTTGCTGCGTCTAGCTCTAACTGTTGACGCTTGTATTCTGCATCGACTTCAGCCTTGAGGCGCTCCGTCTCAGCCTTCAAACGGTTAGTCTCAGCGTTGGCTGAATCAATCCCTAGCTTCTCACGATCCACTTGAATCTCTGCCATCTTTGCTTCACGGCCAGCCATCAACTGTTGAATTACTGCGTCCATCTCTTTGACTTGATTTGCGAGAGCCGCAGCTTGCGGGTCTTGCGCTTCGTCAATTACGCCCGGTGGCAATATAGCTTTCAAGCGTTTAGCGAAGGCGTCAGCGTTTGGCCAGTCCATGCTCTCAACAACCAAGTCTCCGGTAACCTGCGCTGCCTGTGGGAACGCTTGGAGCAAGGCAATCATGCTGTTTCTAGCCTCTTCACGTTGGGTCGTGTATGACGGCCCAGCCTTGACTACAACGTCATACTTTCCGACACGCAAGTCGTATACGCTGTTGATGGCTTCCATTTGATCCTTCGCATGATCTGGGAGCATTTCTTCTTTAGATTGGAATGGCGCGTTAACTCGAACGGTCTGCGGCTGCTCGTCTTGCCCGATAATCCGCAGGACACGATCTTGGCTATATATGTGTGGGATCAGATCAAGGATGACAATGCCAGCATGACGAATGGCGCGGCTCATGTTGTCAATGAAATGAAACGTTGACGTGTCGCCCTCGCGTACTCTCTTGCTGATCGCTACGCCACTGATCTCGTTTGACTGTGCGCCCATAGAAGCATCGTGTAGACCCATCACAGACTTCATGTCGTCTGATGCGTTTAGTGCTTCTTGTAGCGCTCCGGCTGGTGGTCCAGCAAACGGCTGACGCTGTGGCGGGACATCGCCGTCGTATTCTAGAAATGGAAGCGTCTCAGTGTTGGCTACTTGCCAATTTTGCAGGTCTGTATCAAACGAACCTGCTGGGCCTATCCACGGAGCTTTTGGAGCCAATGCGACTAGCTCTGTCGTTGTTGTCCTCCAGTAGTTGTACATCCGCTGCGCATCTTTTGCGAAGTGAATTAAGCTATAGAAGTGTCGCTCACCCTCGTGGTAAACCTCTTCGCCATAAACGGGAATGACAGGAATAAACGACCCCTCCCATTCGTCGGTCTCCAGAATTTCTTGACCGTTCAGAACGTATCGTTTCACAACGCTTTTCGTTGACTTGCGCGTCTTCACCACTTGGATGCCCATTGCATCTAGCGTGTCCTGCATCTCGTCAAGCATCTCGTCTGTTACAACGTCGCCAGTGTCTAGCTGGTGGATGTCGTATTCTTCTTGCTTGCGGCACCAGTACTCAGCGAGACGGACTGACTTGTCCTCAAACCACAACGCCTCTCTGTCGGTGTATGAACCCGCGTTGAAGTCAATCGGGTCTGCGTCAGGGTAGGCCACCTCAAATTCGTCTAGTGGCATCATCTCCGTAATAAAACAATAATCCCAGTCGCTAGAGTCTGCTGCGGTTGAGTTGGCGTCTGGGTAAACTGTCAGCGGGTTGAGGATGCGATTGATCCTGATGTCCATGTCAAACGTGTCTGCGTCACTATAGTCTACGTCAACTCTGAAGTACCCCATGCCGCCAGACGCGGCGCAATCGATTGCAGTGTCGTATGCAAGGTCAGCCTTTGAGATGTTTTCAATGTTTTTAATTAGACCGTTGAGGACTTCCGCTGTGTTTGGATCGCCAGAACTGTCCTGCGGCATCACCTTGATCTGCGGCTTGTTCTGTCTTGCGTCGTTAGATACTTGACGGATAAACGACGGCAACCTGTTTACTGTCAGCATTGGCCGACCATCTTGGCGTCGTCGCTCTGCGTCGTTGTCGTCCCACTGCTCACCCATACGGGCAAACTTCACGTCCTGCTCATAGCGACGTTGGTTCTCTTCCCACACTTCCTGAGACTGCTCAAACTGCTCTAGGGCTTCCTCGTGGATGTCTTCAAGTGAATCTTCTTCGGAAGACCCGCTGTTGTCGCCATCGTAAATTGCCATTCATTCGCCCTCAAAGCGTTAAAAGATTTTAAAAATTAACACATAACCACATATTTCTCAAGCCATCCATCCCCCACGCTTTGGCTGACGTGTTTTGTTAGGCTTTTTGCGTATCAACGCCGGGAACAATTCCGTGAAAAGCCAGACGGCGCTATCAACTCGATCCGGCGACCCCGGCCCCTCGTACCCCGCAGATGTCATCTGACAAAGCTGCATCTCAAGCTCTGGGAACGACCCAACATGGCTTATCGTGTTGCTTGAATATAATGCGCTGATCGGCTCCGCACGGACGTGCTTTCCACGCGTTGCGACAACCTCAACTATCTTAATGTTTGGCCTAACCGTGTGGAGTGTGTGTCGCACCATGTCGCCACCTTGGTTTCGCTCAACGACAATGGCATCTGCCTCGTATCGGTCATACGTTGCTATGGCTCTCTCAGCCCATTGTCGGGGCGAGCCTTTCATCGTCACGTCGTCTAAGAGATAGCCGCGCTTGTCTTCGCCGATGCCGCCAACTGTTATGCCGTGCTCGTCAGACCCGCTCTCATTCGATATAGCAGGATCAACACTTACCAATACCCTGTTCATCAGAGGCGCTTCGTCTCTGCGGTTCTCGTGAATATTTGTCATGTTGAATATTGCATTTGCAGCCATTGGCATGTGTTCACCAAGCCAGACGTGTGAGTACATATCTGGCAGGTTGTTATAGTCGTGCTGACGCTCTTGCTCCAACGTGTCAGGGAAGAACTTGTTCTCGTCGTAATTGACTTTCCGAATGATTGCATTGTCAGGCGGGGTTGGGCCTCGGAAGAACCTATCGACCGGGTCAGCGGCAAACCTTGGATTCCAACTGAACCAAATTTCAGAGCCCTCTGACCTTATCGTCGGCCTGAGTAATCGGAGTGATGTCTCGCTGAGAGTTGCAGCCTCTTCAACCCACGCAACATTGAAACCTTCCAACGACGCGATAGAGTGGGAGTTATGCTGGTTCATACCTTGGAAGATGATGACCCCGTCTCCCGGCGTTATGATGCGGTCCTTTTGGATGTCGAACATGTCTTCCATCCCCATGGCTGCAATCTTGTCTTCGATCAGACGCTTGGCTGATTCTTGCAGAGACTTCTGCACCTCTCTGATGCATACGCCTCTGAACCCTTTTGTGCCACCAGCGTTGCCAACCATACATTCTGCAAAGAAATGTGACTTGGCGCTTCCCCTGCCTCCGTACATCGCCTTGTATCGTGAGTGGCCGACTAAGTCGTGTGCAAAGTCGTAGGCTCTACCTATTTCGTAGGCCATAGAACTACTGGTCCTCCGTCCTTGCCTGTGATCTCCTGCTCAACCTTATCTCGGTAATCTTTGTGGAATCTGTTCTTCATTTGGAAGATAAACGAACTGGCGTTACCAGTCCCCTCTGTGGCTTGGACCTTACCGACTCGCTCCCACCATATTTGGCTTCGGAGGTTGGCCCCTTTTATGGCGTCCGAAAATGTTGGGTGCTGGTCAATCCAATTGTACAAAGTATCTTTGGAGATACCCAAAGCACCGGCAATCTCTGCCATGCTCTCGCCTTCGTCCCCTAGCTCGTTTGCAGCCTCGACCATCTTTGCGCTGTACTTTGTTGGGCGACCGACAGGCTTTTTCTTTGTATCAGGCATTTGACTTACTTCCAGAGCACTTCCACCGCTTACGACTAAGACGCAACGGGCTGTTGGGGTTCTTTGCTGCCTTGGGGTGGTCCTTCATTTGACCGGCCGATCTAGCGCAGTATGAGTTGCCTTTTGCAGTTCCCGGCTTTACCCGTGCACCACCACCTTTGGCTTTTCCAGCCTGACCGTAACTTACTTTTTTGCCAGAGGCTGTGACTTTGACTTTGGCTTTGCCTTTTGCGGGTTTTGTTGCCATCGTTATTTCTTTTTCTTTGGTGCTGGCTTAGCTGTCTTGGCTGCTGCCTTGAATGACTTCGTTGATGGCGCACCTTTGGAACCGGGCTTGCGCATCTTCTCACCGCTTCCCGCCTTAATACGTTTTCGTTTCGCATGAATATTGTCGTACAATCCTGCCATTTATTTATCCTCCGTTCTTTCAAGTCGTTGACGTACTAATCTAGCATAGCCTTCAACATCGCGCCAGTGGTCGATCTCGTTGTTGTTCCCTGCGATTATTCGCCCTATTTTTGACGCAATAAGGTCAAGTGCTTCGCGTTGTTCGTTTGGCAGATCAACCTTCGATTGATTGATCAGCGTTTTAATGGTTTGTGAAATAAATGCCACCTCAGTAAAATCCCCATGCGTTTTTGCTCGCTCTTCAAGTGTTGCTATGATGTCAGTCACTGATTGCCCTTTCTATTGCTGTCTTGATCATCATCCTACGTCTGCCCCAAAACTCCAAGTTCTCGTAAAGCTCTGCCCACGCTGGGAAGAACTTACTCGACCTGCGTATCGTCATCAAAACGTATTCGACAACGTCTGACGGGTATTCTTCCAAGTCCTCAACATAGATTGCGATTATAGCAGCCTTATCCATGTCGTCCATATTTCGCATCGGCATTGTTAAAATCATTTTCTGAACCAGCCTTGCGATAGTCTTCTTGGGCATTGGCTCACAAGCTGCAATCGCTTCGTCAAGGTGTGTCATGTCAGCATTAGCAATATCAAATCCCACAACATCGTGCGTGTCACTCCCACCCCATACGGGCTGCAACTTCATCCCCGATTTCAAAGATGCTTCGAGGCTTTTTGTTATCTCTCCCGGCGTTGTCATGGACGATCTGTGCGTGGTCGTCGTCGTAACAGCCTTGGTTGAGCCATGTGCTGGGGTGTTTAATGTATTGCGTTGAAGTTCCTGCATCTTTGATCTCCTGATTGTAGGCTGCGACACCTTGGGTTAATTGCTCGATTGTGACACCAGACTTGATGGCGCTGTTGAATGCTTTCTCTGCTGCCTTCTTACCAATCTTACGAGGGTAAGAATCATACCATTGTGAAAATTGATCTGGTTCTGAAATCACTGTTATATTCTTACCTTCTTCCCTTATACCCTTATTACCTTCTTTAGATGTGGTTACTTGTTGGTTATCTGTTGGTTGTTTGTTGGTTACTTGATGGTTATCTTCTTGGTTATCGTCTTGGTATTTATCCCAGCAACATATTGATATTATTGAGAATTTGTTAGTTGAGTTGATGGTTATTTCGTTGGTTGATAAAAGCTTATCTAAGGCAGTGCGAACTTGCTGCTCTGACATACCAAGCTGCGCAGATAACGCTGTGCGCCCTGCAACAACAGACCCGACAGGCACATCGAAGCCACGGAATCTTGATGGTTTGTAATTTGCTTTTATCAAAAGATGCAGGAACAGGCGCATAACATTTGCGTCAGTATACCATTCCCAATCTGATATTGTTCTGTGAAGTTTGAGCCATCCGGCCATTTGTCTCTCCTATCATTACTCTCCAAGTAGTAGGCGGCGGGCCGGAGAGCGAAACCACATCAAGAGCAACCAAGATGTTTTTTTCACCGCAAAATCACTCTACACTAT